ATAACGTAATTCCATTAGAGAAGTCGGTTGTATCAAAGGTAATAGGATAAGCAACAGTCGTACTAGCAGCAGTCTGGTCTGTTCCGTCTTGAAAAGCCCCATAAGGTGCAGAATCAGCAAAAGCAGCAGCAGAGGCAGGGACAAAGACAATCACGCTGTCTGGGCCTATCCTTCGGTCTGTCAAGGTGGTAGTTAAAGCACCACCAGTTGCTAACGTCAAAGTTCCTGTGTTATTGGTCTTTCCGTCCATAATGCCACGGACAACTTCAGCCACAGCCCTCTGGTCACCACCAAAAGCAGGTAGGCTTCTAAACATCAGCGAACCCCTTGTGGCGTAACATCCACATCAACGGCAACAGCAGTCTTCCAGTTAGAGCCAGTAGGAACTAGACTTAATCTGTGATACCTACCAGAACTACGCAAAGAAACTCTATTTTCAGAGTCGGCAGCAGTGGAAGAACCATAAGTAACAGACTGATTTAATAGTTGCCTAGAAGCTACAGAAATAGAACCAGAGCCATTGTCAACAATAGGTCTAGCCAAAGTAACAATAGAATTAGCCCCTACATCTATATCACCAGTTGAAATTCTGCCTGTAAGGTTAGAGCCAGTAAACGAATAAACTCTAGTTCCATAAGTTCCACCAAGGAAATATTTTCCACCGATATACAGCACAGAATCTAAAGTTGTTGTTAAAGCATCAATATTAGTAGAGATAGAGTCTAAGTCTTCAAGTGTCAATGCACCAGATGATGCCTCTCCCAAGTAATCAGTATTGGCATCTCCATAAGTCCACTTCTTAGTTGCAAAGTTGTAAATCATTAGTTTACGAATAGCATCTACAGATTTGTAATTCCAGATTACAAGTTTGCGAATAGGGTCAACTGCCGCAGACATTGTTGAGTAGTCTGCTTCATTAGCATCACTTAAAAAGAACCTGTCTACCTTTTCTGCACCAATTGGTGTTACTTGCTGACCATCACACATATAGAAGCCATCGTCAGACAAGAAGAAAGTAATGCCTTGGTATTGAACGATAGAACCAGATGCCATGCAACCTTTGTTGCGAGAGATATTGTCAAACTGGAAAATAAAAGGTGTTCCAACGTAAGTCATTCTATGAATAGAACGCTCTAGCAAAACAAGTCCAAACTCGCCACCACGAATTCCCATAATCTGACCACCATCAGGAATATCCTGATAATCAGACTGAGTGTTTACATTTTCCGTCCAATCTGTCTCATCATTGATTGCAGACCAGCGAACACGATACTGTTGCTGTGTTGTCTCTAAAGTATTAGCCACAACAACAAAATCACGAACAACAGTTATGTATTTAGCAATAGGTGCATTAGCAGCTACATCCGCAAATGTAGTAGAAGTTCCAAGAGTCCATGACTTTAACTTGTTTGAGTTATTGCAAATAATGACACTTTTCCCAAATTGAGTAAATCTAATTTTATCAGCCGACCCTGTCGACAATCCAGTATTTACAGATGTAAGCACACCAGAACCACTTACTGTATAAATTTTAGATGCACCAGCAGTAAATAAAATTGTGCTTCCATTGGGTGCTTTAGCAGCATACAAGGACGTTAAATTCTCAGATGCTTCACTTGATAAAATTACTGGCGTAGGAAATGGGCCATACCCAATTGCTTGAGATACCACATTTTTAGCATCTGTTAGTGCGCCAGAAATACCTGATTGGTCAGGCATCCACTCACCAAATGTTACCCTTGTCGTAGCCATGTATTATTTCCTTGAGACTGTGTAGTCCATGTGTTGTCATTGGCAGATACTGGAGTCCATGTATTCGCATCACTAGAAACAAGTGTCCAAGTATTATTATCTGTACTTGCTGGAGTCCAAGTATTTGCGTCTACTGGTATTGGTGTCCAATTATCGCCAACAATATGACCATTAGCAACGACTGTCGATGTGCAAGTAATTTGAGCAACATCCTCATAAATTGCAGAAGCATCAGCAGTAACATCAGACAAGCAATTGAAACTAGCAACGCCTTCTACAATTAACTCTCCACTTGCAGTTAATGTTGCATTACCTACAATTGAAGCACTAGCATCTAGCACCTTAACATCGTAGGCAGTTACTGTGGCATTAGCAGTTATTGCTGCAGAAGCATTTTTTACAATTCCACCAAGAGCCGTAACATTTGCATTTGCTGTAATTTGCCCACTAGCAGACTGAACACTAATTCCACTAGCAGTTACATTAGCATTAGCCGTAATGCTACAACTTGCATATTTAATTAAACTTGCATCTGCTAAAACAGTAGCATTTGCATCAATAGCACCAGAGCCAAACTGAACTTCAATTGCATCACAAGTTGCACTAGCTGTAGCAGTTATGCTTGCACTTGCGTTTTGGACTGTTATCGCATTTGCCGTAACATTTGCTGAACAATTTATTACCCCTACACCAGACAGAACACAAGTGCCATTGGCTGTAACGCTTGCAGACGCAGTTACAGACCCATAGGCATCCCATAGGGTTACAGATGTTGTATAAAGTGGACTATCGAGTGTGAGTGTTAAGTCATCAATGCTAGACTTTAAATTGTCTAGCGAGTCAATCGTCCACGGAGGCAGTAAATCAGCCATTTCACGCCAAAGTAACGCTTAATGAACCAATAGCAATACGGAACACATCACCTGTTGCAATAGTCTTAGATGCGTCTAGTGCTGTGTGATACAGCAAATTTCCTGCTGTAGAAGCATCACGAATTCCAACGTGTGTGATTGTTCCCCATGCTCCACCAGCTTGAGGAAACTCAATAGCTGCTGAATTGGTAGAAGCACCGTTGGATGGCGCACCAAATGTAATTGACTGACGAGCATAGCTAGTGCCAGAACACTCAGTTCCAGTATCAGCATCTGTTGGGTCAGTTGTATAAAGTGCTAAGTACACAGTTGTTGGTGCTGTGTAGCTAGTCGCTCTCAACGTAACATTGATAAGAGCATTTTCCAAGTAGTTTGACATTTCAGCCATAGTTTCACCTTGCAGTTAATTTCATTGCTAACGGAACACCAGAGTACTGACCTTCTTCGTCAGACTTGGTGAGAGAGCCGATTGCTCGGTCATACATAGTTCCCCATGTATTGATTCTTGCATCATTCATTAAATAAGGCTCTGCCTCAATCAAAGAAGCATAAAGCAAAGCATCTGGTGCAGTAGTTAGAAATATGTTTGATGTATTGCTACTAGACAGATATGCTGGTGAAGCAAAGTACAACATTTTTACTGTATAAATGCCATCAGGATAGGGTGACAACTGAAATTCACTAGCAAGAATAGTATAAGACTTAGGAACACCAACTTCTGATGCTCTTGGGTCATTAGACAATGCTGATGGGCTAGAGTAACTCAATGGTTGAATTGGGTTAGTCATAACAACAAAATCACGCACCTGCAAAAAGTCGCTAGGCAGTTCAACAGTATTATCACCACTCACAGTCGCTGTTGTTACAGACTTTAGCATCTGACGAATCCGTAGTTCTCTACGCAAACGATTCTCAGCAAATGTAATGAAATCTGGTATCTGAGCAGTCAAGTCAGAACGAGCCAAATAATTGGCTATTGAAGTCTGTAAATCAGAGTAGGTAGCAAAACTCATACAACTCCTGTCCTAGTGCGCCATGCACGATTCATTGGGTCATTTAACCAAGCAGCAAATCGCTTGTCATCAAGAACAGCAAAGCCACGCATGATTCCTTGTTTGTTCAAGTCATCAATAACTGTCATCGGAATAGACGCAACCTTGTTGCCAAACAAGTTATCAGACCATCTTGCTCTCTCATCATACGAGTTATATTCTTTTTTATTCTGCTCAACAATGTCAGTAACATCCTGACGAGTCTGAATAACGATACCGCCCTCACCATCAGCGTGAACAGCACTTTGTCTAAAGTTGTTAGGGTTTTGCATAGCCTAATTCTATCAGTTTGAGTAGAAAAGAAAATGCCCCAGATGTTTAAGTCTGAGGCATTTTTTGGGTTACACCAGATTAAGGTGTCAAGTCAGCAATGATGCCGTGAGCAGCTTCGTTCTTAACTTCCAATGTGAACTCAGCCAACAACTGTGTGGACTCATTGTCGCCAGTTACAGCCAACTCATTTGTCTGGAAAGGACGCAAGTAAGCGATAGCAGCCATGTCAGGGTCAAGCACATAAGCAACTTCATCGCAAGTGTTGGTAGAAGTCATGAATCTGTTGGGAACCACGCTCACAGTGCCGAAGTCGCTGAGGTAAACATCTGCCGCCGCCACGATAGTGGTAGGGGTATTAGCAGGGGCCATAAAACGCTGAGCAGCGATACCAGCGAAAGCAGATACCAATTGCTTGTGTGCAGGGTTGACCATCAACACTTTAGGATTGCCACCAGAAGCGTAAACTTCTTTGATAACAGTCTTCAACAGGGTTTCTGTAAAAGTGCGGTTTGTGCCGTTTGTACGAGCAGTAGTGCCCAAGTTACCAGCAACACCATCAGTACCGCCATCATAGTTAGAATTCAACCATGCTTGCAGACCACCCAATTTACGAGCAGTAGAAGAATTGCCGTTAGCAGCAACTTGGTTGCTCAACAGGGTTGTCTCCATGTCACGCTTGATTTCGCTAGAAGCCTTAGCCAACTGATAAGCCTTTTCAGACTTACGACCAGCCTTGTCAACTGACTGCAAAGTGCCAGAAATCTTGATAGTTTTCTGTGCAATCTGAGTGCGGTTGCCTACACGAGTAGTAGGAGACATAGTAGCGTCAGATGCTGTTGCACCCTCAACTGTAAAGTTGTCTAAAGATGCAGCAGCCAAGCTGTCTGTTTGCCACTCGTGCAAAACAGCAGTAGCTTTAGTCTTGCCAATGGAAGACATAAATGGGACATCTGTTGGTGAAATCGAGTAGATAACATCCGAAAGGTCTTAACGCATACCAATTGCGGTATATGTTTGATAGGTAGCCATAATTTAATACTCCAAAATTTATAAAAATCGTTCAAATGCTTTGGCAGCGTCTTGGACTTTTCCAGTTTCACGCAACCTCTGCATAACCTGTTTATCTTGTGAAGACCTAGTAACTGGCGCAGAAGTCCCAGAACGCATCATCTTAGGAGCAGACTGGAGTTTTTTATTCAACTCTGGTTTGCTCTTTTGAAGTTGCTCATACTTCATTGCCTTATACAAGGTATGCACAGCACGACTGTCATACACAGAACCGAGTTCTTGGTCAGTCCACCCTACAGACTTCGCATAGTCACGGATTTGTTTCCGAACCGCATCACCCTGTGGCGTAGCTAACTCAGGAATCAGACTAGCTAACTTCTCAGATTCATGACGGAGATGGTTTTGCAGTTGGGACTGTTGCTCGGCTTGTTGCTGTTGGGCAATGCGTTGCTGTTCATTCCTGACTACTGCTAACTGTTTCTCACGCTGACTCTGTTCAGCTACCGCTACCGCATAACCGATAGGGTCTGTTTCCTTTAGAACATCTAAGTCCACACCCCGATTTTGCTGACTCAGGAAGCTATCCAAAGCCTGCAACTTCTGGGCGTATGCCTGTCGCTCTTGTTTTACATACTCTAAGTGACCACGTTCAGCTTCAATCGCCTTACGTTGTTCAGCTAGAGCCTGAGACTTTTTAGTGTAATCCGTACCTTGTTGATAACCCTTGATAAGTTCGTCTAGTTCTACTTCGACTTCCTCACCAGATGCCTTGACTTTATATCTTGGCTTAGGCTGTTCTTCTTCTTCAGAATATTCAACTTCATCAGTTTCTTGTTGGTATTCTGGTTGACCTTCGGCTTGGCTGTTGTCAGCTTCCTCAGAATCATCCATCATCCCTTCAAACGCTGAAGCGGCTTGGTTTACATCTAGGCTTTCACTCCCATTAGGGTTGGTGTTTTCCATTTGTCATCTCAATAATCGCCAGAAACCTTCTGGACGGAGGCTAGGGTAAACCCTAAAGAATCTTCCACTTCTTCTCTTTAATCACAGTTTCCGAGGCCAAGCCTTCTAGGTGTCCTGTAATTAACTCAATAGACTTAATGTGCCGATAAGCGTCTTCACGCCTATCACATTCTTCTGCACTTGTGTTAATTATCACACTAATTTGTTCTTTTTTCAAGTTATCTATAACTTCTTTGAAAAAGTCATCATTTAATAGGTTTTTAGCCCACTGCGCTGTTAGGTGCTTGTCCATATTGGTTTTGTATTCCAGAAATAATATCGTTGATAGATAAAGCACTCGCTAGTGGCATACCTTGCTTGCTACCCAAGATGCCCATCAAGTCGTTGTAACTTAGGTTAGATGGCTGTGAATATTGAACAGGCTCTGGTACTTGTCCATAGTTAGGGTCTAGGAACTTTTCCCATTGAGTGCCTCGTAATAGATTTCTATTGCCAAAATCAATTGTGGGCAAAGGTGTAAATTGTGCAACACCTGTCTTTGTAGGAGTTCTCCAATCACTAGGAACTTCAACGATTGGGTACTGAGTAGCACCAGAACCACTTTCGCCACCAGTGGCAGCACCAATCCCTGCAATCGTAGTTCCAATTCCAAGCAACTTAATAACGTCTGAAGTTGTTAATGCAACACCAGATTTAGGTACGCTTGTAACTGGTGTAGTTGCCACATTTAAATTGTCGACACCAGTATCAACAGCAGCTAATGCGTCACCAATACCATTACCAATGTTATATGCTGTATTTATACCTGTTTCACCAATAACATTATTGTTACCAGTTGAACCGCCTGTAGGGATTAAACCTCCCTGAGTAACCAATCCTGTAGGTGTCTGATAAGTTAATCCTTGTCCACCACCCATTGCATCTAAGTTAGATGGGTTAACACCACCAAAGGTAGACAAAGCATTAGCAAGAGTAGTCGATGCTGGGCCAAGATTCAATGTGATACCTTGAGCACCACCCATGTTAGCCAAATTAGCTGATGTACCAGCTTGTAAGCCTTGTGCTCCACCCATGCTGTCTAAACCTTGTGGGCCAACACCATTAGCCAAATTGTAATCAGCACCTGTAAATGGAACAGAGTCAGCAGATGTTGGTGTTGCTGTAATCTCCCCTGTAGATGGACTAAAGTACCCAGCAACTGCACCAGCAGCACCACCCAACAAAGCACCTTTAAGAATATCACCACCAGCAAGACCAGTTGTTGCTCCACCAAGAATAGCACTGCCTAATGCGTTAGCAGCTATCTGATTAGCACCTGCACCAAGCAAAGCATTACCAAGCAAACCACCTGCACCAGTAGCAGCTAAAGCAAGTTGAACAATAGGCATCCAGTCAGCAGCATCGGAACTAGATGCAGCAGTTGTATAAAAAACTGGTTTTCCAGAAGCATCAAACTCAACACGATAGCCTGTGTTGTCTTTGCCTGTATAAGTTCCACCAAAAGCATTACCAGTTTGACGTTCACCATAAGTAAGAGGCACTTCTTGGCCAGTTACTTTGTTGCCGTAAGTTGTTACAGTTTCAGTACCTGTTTGATTTCGGATTCCATATTCATCATAGGAATATGTAGGTACTTCCTTAGTAATCTGACCAAACTGATTAATGTCTGTAATGCCAATACCAGCCAAAATATTAGCCATGTCAGCAGCATTAGCTTGTGCTGAACCTTTACCTTCACCTTGCCATTTGTCGGTAGTACCTTGACCAAGAATTTGCTGAGTTAAGTATGTCTGTGCAATACCTTTATTGCTACCAAGCGCAGAAGCAAGTTGTGTTGGAGAAACTCCAGCAGCCTTCATTGTTTGGTTAATCAATGCCACATCAGCATTGGGGTTTGCGTTAAACCATCCCAGAATATCTGCATTAGTAACTGCCATGATTAACCCCTAATCTCTACGTTAGATGTAATGCCAGCACCAATCTTCATTGCTTTCAATTGGGCTTCTGCTTCAAACTCTTGTTGCTTCAATGCAAAGTAAGCCTGTTGTTTCTCACGCTCTAGTTGCAACTTAGCCAATTCTTTCTCACGCATCAATTGCATCTCAAGTCCAGCCTTCTGTTGCGCCATCTCCATGTCAATCTGCATCTGCTGTTGTTGCATCTGCAAGTCGGCTTGTGCTTTAGCTTGGTTGGCTTGTATCTCAGCTTGTGTCTTAGCCATCAATGCTTGTATCTCTGGAGGCATCTGCTGTTGCTGTGGAGGAGGATTACTCAATGCTTGGTCTTGCTCTGGCGTAAT